GCGTTCAGCGGCACTGGGGTCTCCTCCTGGCCAAATGCCACGTGCCACGTGATCGTCGTGGCGCTCGACACCGCACTGACATGGATCATGCCCCCCGACACCGCCCCGAACGGAATCTTCGGGCTAGTGGCCGCACTGTTGGTGGCCGTGACGGAGCCCGTCACGGAGTTCAGTCGCTCGAGCTTCTGGGGCATTACTTCTTCCTTTTCCAGTGCGGGACGATCCGGTCCTTGACCTTCTCGATGGCCTCGCCTCGCTTGAGCTTGGGGTTGGCCTTCATCTCCTTGCGAACATGCTCACGAAGGATGCGGGGGTTGATGTCCACCTCCTTGGGTGGCGGCTTCTGCGGAGGCACGTAGTCCACGATGCCGTGAACTTCCAAGTCCCGCTTCTTCGCCACCTTGAGAACGTCTGCCGTGCTGTCTACCCACGCCTCTGGGTCAAGGTGGCCACGCTTGTCCGCGAGGCCGCCCATGTAGAAGCGTCCACTGGTATTTATGCCCGCCGCACCGGCCTCGCGGATCATCCAGTCTGCCTGCTTCTTGGGCATGCTGTTGAGCCATTCCTGGGCGTAGCGGCCCTGCATGAAGGCCCGGTCGGTTCCTCGCGTCCCAGGAGGCTGCTGGAGGGCACACATGGCAGCAAACCGCTCGGTCTGCCCGTTCTCGACCAGACGGACGTAGTGGGACTGCACGGCCGGGCCAGCGGCGGCAATCTCGGGAGGCAAGGTCATGCAATCATCTCCGGAGGCATCTGCGGCAGGTCGCCAGGAGGAGCGGCCTCCGGCGGCGGTCCACCCTCCGGCGTTCCCTCAGGCAGCGGCCCTGGCATGCCAGGAGGCGGCGCAGGAGGCTGCGGCGGTGGCGGGGGTGGAATGAGGTAGGGGCGAGCGTCGATGTCCAGGCTGGCCGCCCAGTCGCTGATGAGAGCGTTCATCGGGTCCACCATGCCCATGCCGACCAAACCCTGGAGGATCGGGCCAAGCGTCTGGAGGGCGGCCTGCATCTGCTCGACACGGGTGGCCTTGTTTGGCTTGCGGGCACTCCCGGCCTCGACCCGATACTCGAACTCCCGGGCCACCTGCGTCGGCTCCAGGGGCGAGATGTGCTGCGCCCAGGCCGCCGCGCCAAGCGGGCCAAGGATCGGCTCCACATCCTGAGCCTCGAGCAACCAGCGGGCCGCCAGGGCTTCGTGGCGGGCCAGCAGGCTCATGGCGTCCTCCAGACGGTTCGCCATATCGTCGGGCCGGACGCTGATTTGCTCCGACTTCACGGTCGCCTCAGCGGCACTTCTGAACTGCGACCGCGTCATGCCGTACGTGAGCTCGGTCAGGCCGACCCGCTTGTCGAACATATCGGTGACCGACTGAATGATCTTCCAGAGCTCGGGCGTCACCTCAGGCAACTGGAATACGCTGATGAGGTCGTTGACGCTGCGGCCTAGCGTCTCGCTGATCTCCACGACCTTGAAGCCACGCTCGGACGGAGCCAGCAGTTGATCCTTGATGTCCTGGTCGGCGGCCTTGCTCACGCCAAGCAGGGTCTCGCAACTGGTCGCCACACGCTGGGCAATGAACGACAGGGCGAAGTTCAAGAACCGGAGTTCACCGATGCCGGGCTTGATGTGGCTGATCGGCCACACGTACCCGGGCTTGCGGTGGAAATCGAGCGGCACGAACGGCCACCCATTTGGCTCGGACCAAAACGGGATCGGCCACTGCACGGCACGGAACAGGTCGGGCGGAACCCCAGTGCCTTCATCCACCGACTGCTCCAGGATCGCCGGAGCCATGTTGAGCGGATGCGGGATGCCCTCGCAGACCACGATGTAGCAGTTGTCGCCCACCTCATCGAACGCCCCCACCAGTTCCTTGGGGGCGTCCTTGAGCCGGTCGCCAAGGCCCGTCTTGCTCCAGATCTTCCAGTAGGTGACGAGCTCGTTGCTCTTGCCGACCCGGCGGCCCTTGTAGGGATGCTCCTCGTCCCCGAAGATTTGGTCGTCCGACTCCGTCCCCAGAGGCTTGGAGCCGTCAAGGTGGCCCTTCAACTGCTCCCGGTCGAGGCCGTACTGGCGAGCCACGACATCAATCGGATGCGTGCAACGGCGAGCGCACCACGTGATGTCCTCGATCTCGGTGGCGTCGGGGTCGAGGGTGAGGTTGTCCACGCTGTCGGCAAACGACCCCACTACCCGGTAGTCGGTTCCCGGCAGAGTGACGAGTTCCGTCCACCACACACCCATGCCCTTGATGATGGCCTCGTCCACGACCCGGCGGCTGTGGGTTTTGAGGTCAAGCTCGTTGGGGGTGTAGTTGAGATAACGCTCCATCAGCAGGGAGACGGTCTTCCGCACCTCCGTGCGCCGCATCGTCTCTTCGGCGGCCTGCTGGTAGAGCATCATGGACGGCTCGTCCATAGCGCCGATCACCTCCGGCGTGACGAACGGATACTGCGCCGGAGCCACCGTGCGAACCGGATTGCGGTGATAGATCACGCTGCCAAAGAGCTTGACGGCCTCGAACACCCGATTGCACTGCATCCGAAACGCAGGCGGAGCAATCGTCCGGTTGTAGCCGTACTCGTGCCGGGCGTACGTGTCCTTCCAGAACCAGTTATGCGGGCCGTCGAAGAAGCACATCGCCTCCCTGGCGTCCTCCGAAAAAGGACGCTTGTGCTTCAGCGACAGCTCGATCTTTTTCAGCCACCCCTGTGCAATCGCACGCAGGGCGTCTTCACCGGTTTTGGGTTCCATTCTGCTTCCTGGCGAGTGCCACCTGCTCGGTCAGACCAGCCACCTTGGCCGTGAGGCTGTCAAGTTTCTTGAGTTGGGTCGTCTGCGGCGTGTACTCCCAGCAGCCCCACTGCCGCCACTCGGAGTTCTCTTGCAGGCCGGGATCCTCCCGGTGACGAACGGAGGGCTTCTCCTGGAAGCCAGAGAACGGGCTGAACGTCAGGATGCTGACGGTGTGAGCGCCGGGACGCTGCACCACCCAGCCCAGCGTCGGCTCGGCGCATGTGAGCGGATCGTGATACCAGTAGACGCAATCTCCGATGCTCACCGGCGGCGGGCTAAACGACGCGACTTCCATACCGTGCTCCTGATTGCGGGCCTAGAAAGATGTAGTCTTCGGACTCGGCGGCTCGCTTCTTTTGCAGCTTCCGCGCCCAGTCCACGAACCAGGGCTCTGGTCCGGTCTCCAACTTAGGCTTGTGGTAGCGAGGTCGATACGCACAGAGGTACTCCAGGCACTGGCAGGCGTGGACTTCCCCCCTGGTGTTGGGCTGGTCCGTCACGATGTAGGTGCCGCCAACTAGCTGGGTTTTCTTCTTGTACCGCTTGATTTCCCGCTCCAAATCGGGCACCGCCCCCCGCAGGATTCGCAGCGTCGGGGTGCCCTCCGGCCGGATGTGGAGGTAGTTCTGGACGGCCGCCATGCGGGCCGGAATGTCATCACAGCCAGCAAGAAAACTGTGGCCGGTCGTGATGCTGGCCACCTCCCGCTTCTTGAGTTCTTCGGTGTACAGCTCCACCGGCAGGCGGCCCGAGCCGATTTCCCGCAGCCGACCGCCGTGCATGTCGATGATGAACGCCTGGAACGACTGCCCCCGACACTTCTCCTGCATCTTTTCGCCAAAGATGATGGCGTTGCAGTTGCGGATGTAGAGCTGGTCGTAGACCAGCAGCATCGACTCATCAGGCGGCACGGCGGCAAACAGGACTGACGTCACGGCATGGCCAGGGTCGATGGCCACGTATCGGCACCAGTCGGACGGCACGACGTTGTTCTCGAGCGACGTCCGGTCGTAGCCATGCACGTGCGTGGCAAACGTCGGGTAGCAGAGGATCGAGTCGGTGATGAACTCGCCTTCGCTGCGCATGCGAAGGACGTCTTCGCCCAAGGCCGCCCAGCCTTCGATTCGCTTCCGCTTCTCCTCGCTGTCGATGTGCGGGTTGTCCAAAAATCGCAACTGGAACTTGACGATGTCGGGGTTCTCCTGGCCCTTTTCGGCCAGCATGTCGGCTCGCTCGGCCAGCGACTGGAGGCTGTCATTCCGCGAGTGCGGCATGGCCGACCACGTGAATACACCCTTGCGGTCGGAGAGGCGGGCCTGCATCTCGGGCACCCACGCATCGCCGTTGTTGACGTCCTCGTCGATGTGGACCCTGTTGGCCTGGAAGCCCTGCGGCGGCTCACCCTCTGACGAGAAGAAGTAAATCTGCCAGCCGTTGACCAGCGTACAGGACTGGATGTAGCGAGCGGACTTGAGGATCCACGACTTCTTCGCGACCAGTCGCGGGGGAATGAGCGGCGGGGCAGGCTTGGCCTCCTTGGCTCGGGCCGCATCCGTCGTGGGGTTGAAGGCCCGCCACTGGCCGGTCGCCTCGTCCTTGATGATCTTGAACGCACCAGCCATGAAAAGAATCGGGTAGACCACCAGCCCGATGTGCTTCCAGTCCTTGCCAACGATGACAAGGATCCCGTCCTTCTCCGGGTACTTGCCGTGCGGATCCTGGCCGCACACCGCCCGAGCGTCCTCCACGAACGTGCAGAGCGACTTGCCCGAGCGATTGCCCCCCAGCACTAGGACTTCACTGGCCCGACACTTGTGGACTTCCTCCTGCTGATCCGTCGGCCGGTACAGCTTCAGGGACTCGATGCGGCGGCTCGACAGTTCCGCCTGCATCTCCCGCAGTTCGTTCTGCTGGAACGTGCCCAATCGCTTGACTGACGGCAAGGGCGAAATCTGCTGGGGTTTCCGGCGGGCCATGGATGAATCTCCCTTCAATGCTTACGGCAATCGTGCGGAGCCGCTGGTCGAGTTCCTGCTCAAGTTCCTCGTCGCTCCACTGCGTCAGCGGCTTCTTGGCGCCGCCCATTTCTGTGTTCTTCGTGACTAGTCTGGTTATTCCTTCTATCAACTTCGTGCGGTGCGACCCGCCGGGCGGGGAATCGAAGTACTGCTTGACCATCATGGCGGCGAACCCACTGGTGCCGCCGAAGTACTCCATCAGCGTCTCCAGCAACTCGCTCGAGTGCGGGATGTTTGCGCCGCCCCGAGCAGCCGCCTTCGTGAAGGCATTGAGAGCCCCCGACTCGATGCGGGCCATGTCCTGCTTGGAACGCTTCAGCTTCTTTCCCTTGTTGGCACGGGCACGGCACATCAAGCACCGGGCATCCCACGTGCCGTCCTGCTTCTTGCGGAAGTGGTCGGTCGTGTGCGGGAAGATGCCGCCGCAGTCGGTGCAGGTTTTTTCGCTCATTTAGCGAGTCCGTCCAGCAGTCGCACGGCTTGGTTGGCCTGCTCCGGCGGCAGGACAAACTCGCGTTCGTGGTTGCGGCTGTTCTTTGTAAACGGCGTCTTGTCCACTCGATATTGCATGGCCTGCCCGGACGGGACATCGACGTAGTAGGCGGGGTCCAGGTCGTTCTCTCTGAGGTAGAAGTCCAGTTCGGTGGCGGCGTCCGTGAACCATCGCCCCTCCGCCCCAAGCGGATTGCTGTGGCCCTCGCCCTTAAGTGCGTCGAACTCGGCCCTGGTCATCTGCTGGCCGAACGGCCCCGTGATGACGTCGCCAGCCGATCGCGGCACAGAGTCCGCAGGGATCGCGCCTGCCCGGTACAGTCGCACGGCACCCGGATCTGGCGGCGGCAGTGCGCCGGAACGCTTGGCAAAGTCATGCACCCGGCGATCCCAGGCGTCGGCCATGGGGTGGCGGCGAGGGGCAGCGGCAGGCAGCGGTGGAGGACCGGCCAGCGGAGCCTTCGCCGCTGGCTCTGCAAGTTTTTTTGCGACAGAGTCCCACCAGCCAGCCATGTCAGCACTTCCATGCACGAAGGGATTTGTTGATACGACTGTCTGGGTCGTTCGCCGTCTTCTTGCTGGTCAGCTTCGCCTTCATGCCCTTCATTCGGGCGCAGAAGGAGTCTCGGCGTGACCCGCCCTCCGGCTGCGGAGGCTTGAGGCTGGCACCGTGAGCCCGGTTGTAGGCCGCCCGGCCCCTGGCATTGAGGCCGCCTTCGGGGTCTTGGCCCTCCTTGCGGGCCCATACCTCAGAGCGGAGCTTGCGGATGCGGTCGCTCATCTCATCTCCGTTCTGGGGCTGCTGCCTGCTGCTCCGACCGCTAGGGCCCCAGAGCCAACGGCGATGGGCGGCGCCAGTCCTTGCAGCAGGTTGCGGTAACGCTTGAATCGCGGATCAAGGGCGGCGAGGTCGGCCCGCCGCATTTGACGGGCACCTGCTGGCGTGAAGGCGACAGCGAGCGGCGTCTCGTCAGTAACAAGCGTTCCCAGGACTCGCTGCCCAGGCCCTCCGGCGCCCATTAGTGGCTCGGTGTAGAGCTTGCGATTCTCGGCCTCCGGGAAATGCGGAATCCTGTCCGCGTCCTTGCTCCACTGGTGCTTGCTGCTGAGGCTCGCGGCTTCTTTCGTGTCTCTCACCTTGTTGATCGACAGTCGGCGCGTCTGCTGTGGCGTGGCACCCGCGCCGCCAACAGGCTGCGGAAGCTGCGAAGGAAGTCCTGCGCCTTTGTAGCCTCGAGCAGCTTTAGCCGCCTGCTCGAAAGAGTCCTGCGTGGCTTGGGGCATTTCATCAATCCCCGCAATGCCACGATTTGGCCCCCACAGCGGATAGTTGGTCACTTGATTGCGCGGCATCTGCACGCCCGCATTGGCGCCGCCCGGCGTTAACGCCGTGTAGACGAGCCCTTCCTTGCTGGGCGTGAGGTCAATCTTCTGCGTCACGCCGCGACCGTGCCGCCGCTTTTCCGGCTGCGATAGTGCGGCCCCCGTGAATCCCTTGAACTCCGTCTGGAGCGGATATGCCTGCCTGTTCAGCGTCCAGGTGTAGTCCAGGCCCATCTGCTCTGCCCGGGAAGCCCGAGATGCGGGGTCCATTGGCAGGGCGCCGGAGGCGATGTCATCAATCGTGCGCTGGTCTACGCCATTTGCGGACAGGTAGTTGAGGTAGTCCTGTGTGGCGGCCGTTCGTCGGCCAGCAACGTCACCAAGAAACTCGTCGCCAAGATGCTTCGCGATAAGGTCGCCAAGCTCGTCCTGCCTGTACATTCCCTGCCCGTCTTCAAACACCTCTCCATTCGGGCCCAGGACGGCCTCGTCTTCCCTGCGAAGGATGCCCCTCTCTACCAGCGCGTTGACGGCATTGTCGTGACCTTGATAGTCGGCGCCGTCGAAGTAATCCTGCCGCATGGCGTCCCAGCGGGCTCGCTGTGCTGCAATGTCCGGCCCATCGGGCGCTGGGCCAACAAGCCCATCGTCAAGATCGCGGACCATCTGGCCTTCCAGTGCGTTCACGGCATTCGCCACAGCCTCTCGATCGGCGGGGCCAACCCACCATGCGGACTCATCGGCGCTAGCTGCCATTTCCCGCAGGCGGGCCACGTACTCCCGAATGTTCTCCCCTGGCTTGCGGGCGGCCCTGGCTGCTGCATCGGCTTGCGATACGGCAAAGTCCTCCAGGCGCGGCTGTGGCGCGGATGCCGCGACAGCCCAAGGGTCGTCCGCTGCCCCTGGCATGGTGATGTCAGTGTCATCGAGGGGCCCAAGGACAAACTGGCCGTCATCCGACGTAGCCGTTTTGGGCATCGGCACGACCCCTAACGCTGTAGGCCCAGTCGGCACGCCAGCGCCGTGCTCGCTCACCAGCGAGACGAGGCCATGGGTCGTTGGGGCCCAGGGCCCGACGTTTCCTGCCCCAACCAGCGTGCCGCCGTGCCAATACTGCTGCGTAGTGGGGTCGTACTTGACGATGCCACTTGCGACGAGCTCATTCACGGCCTTCGTGTGGTCGCCATAGGACAGAACCTTCGGGTACTGAAGATTTGGGATGTCGTGGTACTCAAGGCCGTCGTTCGTGAATACCGCCTTGCCGCCAGACGAATGGATCACCTTCGAGGTCGGCAGCAGATTGGGATGGAACGCCGCCGGGCCGGGCGTTTGGGCCGGAGGGGGCGAACCAGCCAGCGGCGTCTTGCCCGCAGACTTGGTCAGCTTCTTTGCCACCGAATCCCACCAGCCAGCCATTCGTCACACCCCTTTACGCGAAAGGCCGCAGGGGGGAACGGTCCCTCCTGCGGCCAACATCGCGACGTTGATGACTCGAATCAGAAGCCAGCGGCCGTGCGAACCAGAATCCGCCCGGAGGCCGTGGCACTCGTAGCGATGGCGTAGCCGAGCAGCGGGTTGGTGGACTGAGCCGCAGCCGAACCAGACGTAGCGGACAGGCCGTAGGAGGCACCAGCCGCCACGCTGGTCGCCGTCTTGGTCACCGTCGAGGGGCCGCGCACGACGAGCCAGAACACCTCGTTGTTGGGCACGCCCGCCGCCGGGAGGTACTCGTCCACGACGCCCATGAGGGCAGTCGAGGTGGTGGCCAGACCGTCCACCTCCGAGAGGATCGCCGCATCCTTGAACTTGGCGACCGCACCAGGAAGCAGGGCACTGCCGCTGGTGTTCTTCACGGCGATGCACTCGACGGTCCGGTTGCTGTTAAGGGCACCGGTGGTCGGGTTCTCGTCGCGGAACACCTTGCGGGTGCCGATGACGGTCGAGCCGTCACCGTTCTCGGCCTCGTACATCGTCACGGTGACGCCGAGCGTCTGGCCGCGACTGAATCCGGGATCAGCAGTCAGCGTACTCATCTGCTAGGGAACTCCTTCTTAGGCTCTTGGTCAGGCGAGGGCGGCGAACTTCACGAAATTCCTGGGCGACTTCATCTTGATGTTCGCCAAGACGGACACGGCGTAGCGATACGAAGAGAGCTCCTCGTTGTAGTACGGTCCCTCAGCCTCGAGGAGCTGGCCGGTCATCACCTTCATCTCCATGTTGCCGATGGAGAGGGCGTAACCAACCCCCGACGGAACGGCGTAGTCGCTCGCGGTTTCGATGCCGTCGATTTCGACCACATCCCCGAAGCCGTACGACTTGAGGCCGTTCGTCTTCGACACGATCGCCCGCTCGCGGCTGTCGAGCCGGTTGAGGAACTGGATGTAGAGGGTCCGGTCGAGAAGGATCATGTCGATCTGGTTCTCGCGGGTGTCGTTCCGCTTGGCGTGATGGACCGACTCGCGGATCGCCTCGATGCACTGATCCTTCCAGGTCGCCGTCGCACCGCCGAAGGCCGTGCTGGTGTAGTTGCACACCAGGGGCGACCAAAAGTCGTACTCGGGGTCGGCGGCAACTCGGGGCCACGAACCGGTGGCAAGCTGCGAGCCAGCGTACTGGCCCAGGCCAGTCTTGAGGCCCGCGTACTCGTCGTTCGGGAACCCGAAGATGTCGGCGGCGTTGGCCGTCCGCTGGGCACCAGTCGCGATGTTCACCGTGCCGTTGACGGAGAACATGCTCTCAAGGCCGTGCCACCGGTTCTCGTTACCGGCGGCCGTGCCGTCGATAAACACCTCCTTGGCGAGGTGTTCCTCCATCGACTCACGCAGCCGGTTCGCCATCTTGCCCGCGACGTCGATGAGTTGGGCCTGACCCCTGTTCTCCAGCATCTCCCGCTTGCTGATCTGATCCGTCACGGAATACCCGCGATACGGGAGGTTCGCTCTCTGCCAGAGCGCGTGGCGAGAGAAGACTCGAGGCGACTCGCCCGTGTACGCCGAAACGGGGACGTTCCTGTAGCGCACCTGCCAGTCGAAGCCGCGACCTCCCTGATTCATGGCGACGTTGCCGTTCGCCTGGAGCGCCGCGAAGACCTTGAACTTGCGGAACGTCGTCTGCTCCTCTTCCTTGAGGTGCAGGGTCAAGGTCGTTCCGATTGAACGGGCCCAGTCTACGCTCGACGCCATGTGCTACCTTTCCTAGTTGAGGCCGTCCCTGGCGAGTTGCTTCGCCAGACGCTGCTCAAAAGTCAGTGGGGCTTGCGGAGTTCTCGGGTCGCTTGACCCCGCAGCCCGACTCGGGTTACGGGACGCTTCCCTTCTAAGAAACTCTATGTCCTTTTGCGCTTGAGTTGGCACATCGGCAGCAGGCATTTGCTGCGGCGGCGCCTGCGAAACCTGCGGCAATCCAGCCTCAAACGCACTTCTGCGCTGCTGATCGCCCTGCTGCGTGCGCAACTTTTCCAGCAAATCACGCTCGATCATTTTCGTGGCGTAGTCCCACCGAGCCTGCGGTGAACCGATGCCCAGCGCGGACGCCTCCTCGATGTACCGCTGGGCTGCTACGCCCTCTTCGGTCGGCTGGCCCTGCTCGTCGTACAGCCAGTCCCGGTTCTCGGTCTCCAGGCCAGAGACGTACTGCTGCTGCTGGGCCTGCTCCATCTGGGCCTGGACGATCTCCTGCGCCTGCCGCTGGGCGATCTCCTGCACCATCGGCCCGAGCGCGTCCTCCGGGTTGGTGAGGAACTTCTGGGCGAAGTCGGCCTTGTACTTCTGGTACTCGTACAGGGCGTGCTTGGCGTCGAGCGGAGCCTCCGGCGAGATCACCTCGCGGCCGTTTTCGTCCTTGATGAGGTACTGCTTGTACGACTCGCGGACCTCCGGCGGGCTCCACCACTTCTTCACCGCCTCCGCAGCGGTGGTCTTCTCTGCTGCGGCGGGCTGCTGCTGGGAGGCGAGCCATCGCTGGAAGGCTTCTCGGTGCTGCTGGAATTGCTCGAAGGGTTCCCGGTTTTGGAGGTACTGCTGGGCGATGGGAACGTACTGCTGGTATTGGGCAAGAGCATGTGAAGCTGCTTTCTCTCGCTCCATTGAGGCATACAGGCGGCGAGCAATCGCGACGTCATCCGCCCCCTTGAAGTCAGGGAGAGAGCGGAAGGCGTCCCATACCTGCTTCTGAGGTGCTTCCGCAGCCGCCGGAGCAGCAGCCGCCTGGGGAGGCGCAGCGGAGTCCACCGACGATTCGGACGCCGAAGACGATTCGACTTCTGCACCGGAGGTTTCCTCAATGTCGGCTACGGCTTCTTCGGACATGCTTGCGCTCCTGGCGGTTAGTCGATGAGTGGCTCGTAGGGCAATCGCCCTTCGCGAATCAGCCTATCTTTGACCCTCGCCCGCGCTGCCGATACTCTTTCCGGGTCGGCCGTCTCGTAGAGTTGCTTGCGAGCGTCTTTGGCCTCCTGCAACTTCTCGGGCGACTTCATGGCGGCCTGGACCTCATCCTTGTCCGTTGAGCCCCTCCAATAGCCCGGCTTAGATCGCCGCGCGGCCTCGAACTCAGGGGCAATGGCCACAGGAATCCCCAGGTTCAGGCCCTGTTCGGGCACTTGGTCCCAGCCAAAGCTCGCGGCCGTCTGTCGCCCGAACTGCTGGAGGGCTGGCTTTGTCCAGCCCTTACCAGCGACCTTGGCGGCCTTGAGCCCAAGGCTCGTGCCCTTGGCGGCGGCGCCCACCACCGGGATCGCGAACGTCGCATCGAGCGTGCTGATAAGCCCGTCACCGACGTCCTGCACGACTCCCGGAGGCACCCAGCCTGTCGTCCTGGCCCACCGCTCCGCAGCGACCGGAATGGCGGCGGCACTGGTCTGGGCCTGGAGCTCGGCAATCGCTCGCTGGCGGTCCTCGACTGTCGCGGCAGATGGCAAGTTGCCAATCGGGGCAGGAGAGTGGGCGCGGTATCGCTGGTGGTCGCGATGCACGCCCCGCATGTCCCGGAATGCCCCAGCCGCCCCGTCCGACTCGCCGCTCCCCGCAAGCCGAATGAAGTCCGGCGACTGCTCCAGGCCCATGAAGGTGGAGCCCACCAGGGCGTCTGGGTCGCTCAACGCAAGGGCGATCCATGCCCCGTCTTTGTTGTTGCGGTGGTAGTCCGACCACAGCGGAGAGTTGTTCCGGGTGCTGTCCCAGTACGCCAGAGCTTCCTTGTGCGGGCCTACGTCGTAACGGCCGCCAGCGCCGTCGGTGCCAAAGACAGGCGGTTCGGTGAGCCGCACCAGGAAGTCCTGGTCTCGGGCAAAGTCCCGGTAGTACCTCGCAGTCTCGGGGTCCATGAGGTGCTGGGAGTCGTTCAGTCTCTTGGCGACCTCGTTCTTTGTGCGGCCCTGGGCGGCGTACTGGTACTGGGCTTCCTCACGCTCCTCCGGGTTCGCCCACATGGACTGGCCCGCGCCGCTGTCTGCCGCCCGGTCGCCGATATACTCGGCGGCTTCTTTTAGCGGCGTGTCGAGCGGAATGCCGTGCCGGGCGTAGATGTCCCGGATGATCCCCTGCGAGCGGGCCACCCCATCCGGGTCCGGCTCTTGGTCAGGACTCCCGCCGAACTCGTAGGTCGTCGGGTACGGCTTGCCTTCTGGCCATGGGCGGGCTGCGCGCTCGGCCCTCACCGCATCGCTCAAGTCCGACAGCGGCCGGACAGGCCCGGCGCCCTCGTCAAACAACTGAGGCAGGAGCTCCCCCAGCGCAGCAGCATCAAATTCGCCAGTCGGTTCGGCCATACGGGATTTATGGCCCTAGCCCACTACCGACCCGACATGCGGCTCCACCAGACCGTCACGTACGTGCCCACGAACGCCCCAGCCGCGAGCGGGATCAGATACAGGGGATTCTGGGAGTACGTGATGACCCCAAACGCCAGGAGCGAGTACAGCACAGCAGAGATCGCCGCCGCCTGCAACGCCTGCCGCTTCTCCACGCAGATGATGTACGCGGCGTAGAGGATGTCCACCGCCACGTAGGTGACGAAGATCAGAACGGCCGTCGCCAGAGAAAAGTCGCCCATCAGTCAGCCGTCCCCTTGGGTGGATGCTTGCGCTTGCGAACATGCCTGGGCGGGCGATTGCACTCGGCCTTCCATTTGGCAAGCCCCCGCTCCAGCTCCTCCTTTGTCACCGGCCGATAAGTGCCGTCGCGAATGCACTGCTCCCGGAACTCCCGGTGAATCCGAGACAGGGCATCCTCTACTTGTGCTGGGGAACTCGCGTCGGAGGGGCCGGATGCTCGATGCCCCACATCGCGTTGCCCATCACCCGCACTTCGCTCGAGTCCACGTGAACCACCGCCCCCGTGTCGAACTGATGCACCACCCAGACCGTGTTGATGCTGGGGCCGTAGTCCAGCAGAAACAGGGCGTGGCCCTCGCCCAGCGGCGTTGTGACCCAAATCGGCGGGTTGCACTGGTGAATCACTTTCAAACCGCCACCGGGTGAGGCCGAGCATCCCTTCTCGGCCCACCCTAATCGCGATGCTCAGAAGGGAACTTCGTCGCCGCCGCCGACTTCCCCATCGTCGGCCACCGCCGCCCCAACAGTCTCCCGCTTGGGCCACCGGAGACTGTGACCCACCTCGTCGGCCAGCAACCGCAGGGAAGTCCCCTGGGAGCCGTCACGCTTCTCGTAGGTCTCCAGGCCAAACCGGCCCGTCACTACGACCCGGTCGCCCTTCTTGATCCGCTGCGACACCACATCGGCCTGCTCGTCAAAGCAGACCACATCCACCCAGGTCGTCGGCCCGTCCTTCTTGGCGGTCGAAGCCACCGAAAACGACGCCACCTGCTTGCCCGACTGCGTGGTACGCAGCACGGGATCCTTGCCGACGTTGCCCGTCACCGTTCCTTGAATCACTGGGATCTCCTTTCACTCAGAGGCATCTGGACAGGCGCCCAGTGTAGCGGTGGACGGGAGTCCAGCAACCCCCTATGCAGGAGGGGGCCAATGAAACGGCGAAAAAATCCAGGAGGGGAACGTAACTCTAGGCGTGACGCGACGGGGGGGCATGGGGAGCCGAAGGCTCCAACGCGTTCTATCTACAGGGCGGCAAACGACTTCCGTTTCACGGTCACGAGGAAGGGCGTGAACCCGGGCCGCGATCCGCCTTTTATCCGCTGTCCGTTCGCTGCGGAGTCTGGTTTGTGTCGGAACGATCGACGGCGAGTGACCGTCACGTTACCGACATGGAGGACGACCGATGACCTTCGTCATCAACGGCTACACGATTTCCTGCAATGTCAACGCCGGCGAGATCGCTGTCTATCACATCGACGACATGGACTGGACGCCAATCTATCGCGGCTTCGGCTTCGTGATGCGTGCCGTGTTCGCCTGTGTCTGCGACATGGCACGCGAGGGCAAGCAGATCGACCTGTACCGGTACGAATGGGATCTCGCCGCCCAGCGTGTCGTTGCCCGTCCCATCTGCTGAAAAGCCCGCTGCGGAGTCTGGTTTTCGGTGGCCGACGTTCGGCTGCCGTGTTCGATGTCTCGATGTGTGGAGGACGACCGATGGATAGCAAGCCGGTGACCGTAGGCGACGGACGGAACAATCGTCGCGAGCGTCGTGTGGCCCGCAAGAACCCTGCGTTGGGCGGCGGCACGACACGCGAGTGGATGGGCGTGTTCAACCTCATCACGACCGACGAGCAGCCCGAAGGCTATGTGCCGATGGAGCGTCGGCCTGAGCCTCGCCGTGTCGTGATCGACCGTTGATTCCCGCTGCGGAGTCTGGTTGGTGGGGGATGGTCGAAGAGCCGGTTCGACTCCGGCTCCCTCACGTGTCCGTTGCATGTTGCACGGACGGTTCGATGGTTCCTTGTTGGAGGATGATCCCATGACTGCTGCCGAAAAGAACGCTTTGCTCAAGGGTCTGATGGCTCTGGTTGGTGTCGAGGATGCCCCTGCGGTTGCCGCGAAGCCGAAGGGCAAGCGTAAGGGCAACCCGGAGGCTCTGGCCAAGTGGCGTGAGTCGCAGAAGGCGACCGCTCCCGCGAAGGCTAAGGCCACGAAGGCCGCTCCCGCGAAGGCTGACAAGCCCAAGGTCGCCAAGGAGGAGTTCGCGGGCGGGATCGCGATGGGTGCGGGCCAGAAGGACAAGAAGGGCCGCACGTGGGTTCCCGTGTGGGTGAACGGCGAGTACGGCGGCTCGATGCGTGCGGATCTCGCCCGTGCCCTGTTCGTCGCCATCCGCAGCGAGGCGGCCAAGGACATGCTCGCCCATGTCCAACTCCAGGCCGAGTGATTCCCGCTGCGGAGTCTGGCAGGACTGCCACTGCCCCCAATCCTGCACTCGCAGGTTCGCCCATCGCACTTCGCGGTGGGCGTGTTCGTTTCCACGTTTGGAGGGTTTTCCCATGGCCGGTGACAAGACGTTCGTGGTTCGTGATGGCGGTATCGCTCAGGCGGAAGTGTTCGAGTGCAAGGACGGGTTCTATCTGCTTGATCTCATCAGCGAGCAGACGCCCGTGATGGGGCCGTATCGCACGCTCACCCGTGCGGTCGAGGTGGCAGAGAACCTCGACATCGACCGCTGGCTCGATGCGGTGTTGACCCCGCAGCCTGCGGCCAAGCGGAACCTCCGCTGATTTGCCGCTGCGGAGTCTGGTTTCTGGCAGGCCGGGTGTTCCGGTCGCCTTGTTCGATGGTTCCCTACAGGAGAGATGCCATGCGCACTCACAGCAACGTCCCCAATCCCCGCCTCATGCACTTCGTCTCGCTCCGGGAAGCGAGCAAGGCACTCGGGGCTCGCTCCCGCAAGGAGTTCCTCAAGGATTTCCGCACGCTCACGGGCAAGGAGCGGGCCGAGATTGCCGCCCTCATTGCAAGGAAGGAGGGCTGAACCATGACGAACACCGTGTTCATTGCGATGGAGTCGAGTGACGCAGGCGAGAACGTGTTCGGCGTGTTCACGACACGCGAGGCCGCGATCAGTGCCCTGCGGACGCGCTCTTGTCGCGGACTTGGTGACGTAACGATTGTCACCAAGTCCGCAAGCAGCCCCAGCGTGTGGTATCTGCACAATCCCCGCACCAACAGAACCGAAAGCCAGTGGGTTGGCTCGGTATCCGGGCGCACGGTGGAGGGCGAGTGGGACGGCTGCGAGATGGTGTGCCGTGTCATACGCAAGGCGGATCTCATCGAGTATCTGGAGCAGAGCCGCTCCCTGCTTGGCGATGCGATCTTTGATGGCAGGCGTGGCCTGAACGCCAGCATGGATGCAATGAAGGCACAGGCTCTGGCCGCTGACGCTGGCGTGTTTCTTCACGCACTGGGTTCCGCCTAGTGGGAACCAAGCAGCAGGCGTGGAACGACGCATGGTGGCGTCTCGTCAAGGCGGAGCGCGTCAAGGAGGAACGCACGTGTCGTGAGGCCCGCAAGAAGTTGAAGCGGGTCAAGAAGAAGCAGCGGTAGTTCGCCGCTGCGGAGTCTGGAGTTCGGTGCAGGCCGTCCCTTGTGGGGCGGCCTTTCTTTTTTCCTGTGGAGGATTCCATGAACGAGGAAGTTCAGTACGACGAGAACGGGTTCGATGCGGAGGGGTTCAACGCCCTGGGCTTCGATGCGGAGGGGTACGACCGCAACGGGTTCGACGTCGATGGCCACGACCACGAAGGATTCAATGCTGAGGGCTACAACGCCGAAGACTTCCACCGCGACGGGCACCACCGCCTCACGGGCACGGTGTTCAATCGTCGCGGGTTCACGGCGGACGGCAGCCCATTCGACGACGCTGGCTATGACCGCGAAGGGTACGACTGCAACGGCTTCGACCGGGATGGGTACGACACCGACGGGTACGACGAGGACAACGAGGATCGGCACGGCAATACCCGCTGCGACAACGGGGTCTGCGATGACGATTTCTGCGACCGCTGCACTGGCGGCCACGACGAACTGCTCGACAGCGATGCGTGCGTCCTGGAAGAAACGGGCTGGCGGAACCTGTCCTACAAGCGGACATCGCCCACCGTTGCGTTCGAGTTCGAGTGCATCTCGGCCACGAACGCAAACGAAGGGGCCGCAGCACTGCTTGGCCCCTTCGATGCGGCTTACAAGGCGACCGTGAACAAGACCCGCACGGGTCGCGGTGCGATTGCCAAGCAGGACGGATCTCTGCCGGACGAGACCGGCGTGGAGTTCGTGACCGTGCCGATGACGCTCGACGAGCATCGCAAGGTGCTGGAGAAGGCGTTCCCTGGCGGGCGGCTCGGCAAGGGTGCGGTGTCGGCGTGGAACAAGACGAAGTGCGGCATGCACGTTCACCTCAACCGCAAGAGCCTGTCGAACCTGACGCTCGGCAAGATGCTGTGCTTCATCCATGATCCCGGCAACACTGCGTTCCACGTTGACGTCGCCGGTCGCGTGACCTCGTACGCGGAGTTCTTCGAGCATCGCAGGTTCGTGAGCAACGGCCTGCCCAATAAGGCGTACGACGGGCGGAAGTATTCCGCCCTCAACGTCAAGGATGAGACGGTCGAGTTCCGCATCTTCCGTCCGTCCTGCCAGTTGCCCACGCTCCTCAAGAACCTGTGCTACTGCCTCGCAGTCCGTGACTTCTGCGTCCAGTCAACCGCCCAGCGGAAGGAACTCAACTGGCAGAACTTCCTGATCTGGCTCGGCAGGACCAACGCTCGCCGCGAGTACCGCGAACTGGACGCGTGGTTCCGCGCCCATCGGTCGGCGTACGCGGACTTCTAC